TCAGCAATATCTTTAATAAGTTCAACTTGTTCGCTGTTAAACTTTCCCCATAGTTCTTGTCCGCTTTCGCTTAAGAATAAAAACCATGGAGAAATTTTACCGCCTCTTATGTGATAGACTGCAAGTTGTGGTGATACTTTTTTAAAGTAGTCTGCCCAGTCTTCACCTTTCTCCTCTCCCCATGCCTGCATACATTTTACACTTCTTTCAATGCCTCTTTGTGCAGGTTCCTTTTTAATTAATTCTTTTAAATAGATATCATATGTTGCGTCTTTTGTCCAATCCTTTAATGCAACACTTTCTCTAATAAGCCATTCTGCATAATTTTCTGGTTCAAGTAAATCTTCTTTAACCATTTTTCTACCAAACTTTACAAAGCCTGTATAGTATTTGCTTTCTGCAAATTCTTCATATGTTCTTGTCTTTGCATTGTGCATGTTTATTTCATAAAACTTTTGGAATGTTCTAAATGCTAATCTTACATGTGTCAAGTCTTTGTCTGTGTGCCTTCTTTTTTGTGGACACATATGAGCACTTAGAGTTCTTTCGCTCATAAAAGTTTTTCCACAATATGCACATGTTAGACTCACTTAAATATTTCCTTTATTTCTTTATCATCATAGCCACTTGTTTCTGCTAATTCTTTTAATTCTTCTTTTGTATTAATACTTAGCAGTAATTCAACTTCGTCACCTTTTGCTAATGGAAAGATTTCTCTAATCATTTCTTCAACTTTGTCTTTCTTTCTTTTTGCTTTGGGAACTTTTATAAAGGGATGAAATTGGCTTTTACCAACACCTGCTAAACACATAAGTTTCCATTGTAGTTCTGGGTGTTTGCTTACATCACTCCAGTTGTTATTCATAAACTCATTTATCATTACTAGATAATGTCCAGCAAATTTACCTTGTACACTACTTGCATATCGCTGAGTCATCCACAAGTTTAAACTTTTACGTTGTTCATCAGACAAGTTTTTATAGAATTGATAATCTTTGCGATCTACAGCCGCCATTATATCTTTAATTTGTAGTAGTGGCTTCTTTGCCATTATTCACCTTCGTATTCTACAAGTGTACCAACTTTATATCCTTCAGCAATTATTTTAGCAGATCCGCCTAAATCTGTCAAGTTAATAACTGCCACTATTAAAATATTTTCCTTAGGCACATTCCAATTTTCGTGTACTAAATCAGCACAGGCTAATGCTGTACCTCCTGTAGCAATCAAGTCATCTACAATTACAACTTTATCATCGGGGGATATTTCTTCGTTCTTTTGTAATTCTAAAGTTGCTGTACCGTATTCTAATTTGTAATCTTTTTTGTATGTAGGATTAGGCAGTTTGCCTGGCTTACGAGCCATTATAAAACCTACATCCATGTCTCTTGCCATTGCTGACCCAAACACAAATCCTCTACTTTCTATACCGATTATTTTTGTGCCTTGAAAGGCAATGTTTGTTAAATCAATTAATGCTTTATTGAATGCTAGTGGGTTTGCTAGTAGGCTAGTTATATCTCTAAACTGTATTCCTTCTATTGGAAAGTCAGGAACTGTTCGTATTGCTTTTTTTAAGTCTTGCCAAAATTCTTTCATTAGTATTTGTATCTCTGTTTTTTGTTTTTCTTTTTATAATGTTTCTTTATGATGTCTTGTTGTGCCCATCGCCTTTTATTATTTTCGCCATTTTCACCGCCCCAACTTACATTAAGACGTTTTTCTTTTGGTGTTCTTTTTATTAATTTTTTCTCCCAATCAAGTGCCTCTTCCATTGTGTGAAATTTATTCACTTCTCTTCCAACACATTTATAATCGCACAATCTTATTGCTTTATATAAAGGAGACTTACCTACTTGGCTACTAGTTATATGTTCTTCTAATCTTATAGGTAAAGGCTTTGCAGTATATCCAAAATAAACTTTACCGTCTGGAAAATCTATTCTGTAAACAGTAAACATTAAAACAAATCAACTTGTTCCCATGGCATAGATGAACCACCAAAATGCCCGTAATTTGTTGTGTCCGAAAGTGTAATATCAAATAAATTAAATTTGTCAATTATACCTTTTGGTGTTAAGTCAACAAGTTGTTGCAGTTCATACGCCAAGTCTGATCTAACAACACCGTCAGCATAAACATAAACACTGGTTGGTTCTTTTACACCAATAGCATAACTTAGTTGTACAGTACAATTATTTGCTTTACCACTTGCTACAATGTTCTTTGCCAAATATCGTGCCATATATGCGGCACTTCTGTCGACCTTAGTGCAATCCTTACCTGAAAAAGCACCGCCACCATGTGGAGCATACCCGCCATAAGTATCAACAATAATTTTTCGTCCAGTAAGTCCAGTATCTCCATCGGGTCCTCCAATTACAAATCTTCCAGTAGGATTAATTAAAAATTCTGTATTTCTTAAATCGTACTCTGTAATTTCTTTCCTAATAACATCGTCAACGTATGCTCTAACATCATCAATGTTGACTGCGTCTTCGTGTTGCGTACTGCAAACAATTTTTTCAATACCAACTGGTTTGTTTACACTATCGTATTTCATAGTTACCTGAGCCTTACTGTCAGGTCCTATCCAACTTGCTTGTTGTCTTTCTTTTCTCAATGCTTTGAGTATTCTATGACTAAAATGGATAGCACTTGGCATATAGTCCTCAGTTTCATTACAAGCATATCCAAACATAAGTCCTTGGTCACCAGCACCAAATTCATCTGTACCTAATGCTATATCAGGACTTTGACCGTGTAGTTCATTGTAAATTTTTAAATTTTCCCAATGAAATCCTTGTTGCTCATAGCCAATTTCTCTAACAGTACCTCGAACAATTTCTTCAATGTGTTCTTTGTTGATTGGTACAGAACTTTTATATTCACCTGCTAGTGTAACCATGTTAGTTGTTACTAAAGTTTCAACTGCCGCTCTATGGCTACTATTACCTGCTATTATATAGTCTGCTACTCTATCTGATATTTGGTCTGCTATTTTGTCTGGGTGTCCTTCTGACACACTTTCACTTGTAAATTCATAACTCATTTATTATCCCCAAAAATGATATTTTCTTGGGATCCTTCTTTTGATGGGATCCCATATTGCTTCTTCGATTGGTCCTAAGTATTTAGGTCTTGGAGTTAGCCAACCAATCAAAATTCCGATTAAAATTAATTCCATTATAGGTCTCCTTCCTTAACAAAAATACCATCGATCATTTTGCCTTTGCGATCTTTGATATCATTCCATGCTTGTTCTAAACAGTCCTCTATTGTAAGACCGTTTCTTTCAGCAATGTTTATTAATACAACAATCATATCACCGATATCGTCAGCAACATCTTTGCCTTTACAGATATTATCACTGAGTTCGCCCATTTCTTGAATGAGTTTTGCTAATTGATCTTTATCTGTAGCACCATCAATAAGGTTTCTATCATGATGCCATTGCGTAATGTTTCTAATTAAATGATATGCTGTTGCCATGCTATGGTCGTCTGCCATTATAATTTTCCTTCTTCTCTCATTTGTTCACGTATTTTGGTAGCACTGATATCGTGTATAGCATCGTCAAAAACTTCTTGCTCAATTTTATATCCAACATCTCTACCATACGTTATGTTTAGGAGGTTAGGTACAACCTCTATTTTTACTTTACCAGCAAAATTACACAAACTTTGTTGTAAGTTTTCTATAACTTCATATGCTGGAAAAGGATTCTTGTCATCTGTTGGCATGTCTCTAACCATCAAAAACACTTGTCCGTGTTTGGCTAATGCTCTATCAAACAATGCTTGATGCCCAGGATGCCAGGGTTGGAATCTACCAAGCATCTGTGTTGTAGGTGCTTTGTTATCCCAAATAAACCTTTGTCCAATTTCATAAGCAATTATTTTAGCATCTACGTCACCGCGTTGCTCGTGTACATTGTAGTCTGACACATAAGGTCTTTCGAATACTTTGTTAGTGTCTTCGAATCTTCCTTCTTTAATAGTGTCTATAAACACTTCGTAGTCAGCACTAAAATCTCTTCTTGCTTTTTCAAATGGAGCAACAAAATCTGCGATTGCAATCTTGCCTTCTGCTTCTGCGTTTTCACACAAAGACAACATTCGCTGATTCTGTCTTAATCTACCTTCTTCAGAGAAGTCCCAATCGTTTGCTTCTTCTCTAACTTTATCTGCGTTGAACCAAGCAACTTTGTCGCCTAAATATTCAACTAAACGTTCTGCCAAGTATGTTTTACCACTACCTGGCAATCCAAAAATTAATACTCTCATTAGTCCTCGTTTTGTTCTCGTTCCCACTTAGCATTTTCGTCAAACTCTAATAAAAAATCTTCATCAAGTTCATCGTAATCTGCTTCTGAGTCGTGCCACTTCTTATTTAACCAACCAACTTCTGCATGATAACTTTTACCGGTAGTGTCATTTTGGTCGTATTCTGCATCAAGTTCTACCTTGTCATAGTACACTTTATCAATGAATTCTCCTACGTTTGTTTCTACAATTCCCATGCCTAATTTGTATTGGTCAAAATCTTCACCGTCAGTTTCAAAAAAGTAACTTGCAAATGTGCCTTTCTCACAACTGTGAAATGCTAACACAGGTACATAGTGATTACTTTCGTCGTCATCTTCATTTATAACATCTGGTTCTTCGCTACCAAAATAACCGCCTTCCCTACTATACATATGAATAGCAGTAAAGTTACCAAGTTCATTATCGTAGTCGTAATCATCTGAACCATCTGCTGGAACTTCAAAAACAGTCATTTCTGAATCACCATATGCACTATTGAGATGCTCTATATCATCGCATTCCCACATGTAATATTCTTCTCTAGGTGAAGGAATTTGTTCTGGGTCGTCATGTTCTGCATTCTCATCAACTTCGTCATCTCCGCCCCAGTCATCAAATGATAATACTGTATCTACTAAATCTCCTTCATCAAGCGACAATGCTTTTTTTACAAATTCATTGGAAACTTCGCCAATTACTGTTTCACCACCGTAATAACCAGTGTCAATTCTAAATCTTCTTTTTGCCATTATATCTCCTTAAAATACATCTGCTAAATCCACTACATCGGGTATTTTGTTTGCTTCTTTGACAAACAATACACTTTTAGGAACAGGTTTCTGCTCGATTGGTGTTACTAATAAATGCCCTGGTTTTAACTTTGGAAAAAACCATTTGATGTCTTGGTAATAATTTGTAATAAACACCTCTTCTATTTCGGGTATTTTATTATTCATAGGATTGAATACTGGTGTCTTAAATCCTCTATTATTTAAACTTGTAAGTGGAACTATTTCTATTTCTGTGTGGTAGTCATCATCGCAAATTGCTATACTCCAATCCATTGGCATTTTTACTTCATTTCCGCCAATGTTTAATACAACTGCTGGTGAATAAAAACTTTCTAAGAAAATTAGTTCTAGCCAGTAATAATCATAGAACTCTGGATCACTTACATCTAGTATGCAGTACCTTAAGTCATTTATTTGATCAGGTACACTATCTAAATCGTAAACGTCATTTTCTATAGTTAGTATATTCATATTTTCTCCGTATGTGTAATTATAGCACTTTAATTTTAAAAGTCAATCTATAATTAAATATATTCTATTTTAGTAACCTTGAAAGGATACTCTGCTTCTCTATAAAATTTCTTTCTTTCTGTAAGATGCTTTTTACTGTATTTTAGTGTACTTGTAATATCAAATACATTTACAAAGTCTTTGTCTTTGGCTTTTCTAATACCCCTACCAATACTTTGTATCACCCTAACAAAACTTTTGCCAGGCTCAATTAATACCAAATTAAAAATCCTTGGTATATTGATTCCAACTGCGGCAACACCATATGTTGCAACAATTACTTTACCTTCTGCTTCACTAACTTCATCATAATTTTCTTTACGTTCTGAAGCCTTCATTTCACCACTAATAAATACCCATTCAGGATTTTGTTCTATCAGCAGTTGCCCTGTTTTTATTCTGTCAACTAATATCAATGTATTACCATTATCGGTCATACCATTTATAAGTTGACTAATGAATTCTATTCTTTCAGGATTTGTAGTGATCCATTTAAGTTCTTGTGCGTAATTACTAAATCCTACATGCGTATCTGCTAATTGTAAGACATTTACTTCTAAGTTAGATAGCACTCCTTTGTCTTGTAATTCCTTTGCACTAAGTTGACCAATCACAGGACCAATTGTACTTGTACATGCAACTGCTTCATGTTGATCTTTAGGTATTGTGCCTGTTAATCCCCAACGTATTGGTACGTTAGCAAATACACTACTTAATAATGTTTTTAGTACATCTGCTTTTGCTTTGTGTACTTCGTCTACCATAATACACACAACACCATCTATAAAAGTCTGTATGTCAAAATCTACTGCTTCTTTGGCTTTAGATTTTTTGTGTAAAATTTCTAAACTTTGCCATGTACAAATTGTGTGTGTTTTATTGTATTCTTTTCTGTCTCCATAGAAAACACCAACGTCTAGTCCTAAATGCTTGTAGTCCGCTTCTGTTTGCGTTACAAGGTCCTTATTAGGCACTATCACTATTGTTCTTCCATACTTTTCACATTGATGACTTAGTGCGGCCGTTACAAGTGTTTTACCGGCACCAGTGGCAATCTCTTGCAGACATTGTGGATTTGCTAAAAATTTATTAATAATTTCTACTTGATAATCTCTAAGTATTATTGGTAAACCTTCTGCAGGATGTTTCTTTGGCCAACTAAATTCTTCATAAGTATCTTGCTTTACTTCATCAAATTTGAAATCCCATTTTTCTCTTTTGTCATCTAATACAACTTCATAACCTAGTTGGGTTACTACTGGAATTAGTTGGTCTAATAAATTTAGATAACTTCTACCACCAATATCACAAAATCTTACATATCCGTCCCAGCGACCTAATTTATATGCAGGCATATGATATGCATAAGGTAAAAAGTATTTGCAAGTATCAGAAAGTTTTCTACGTGTGGCTACATCTAAGTCATGAAACTTGATATTTACTTCGTCTCTTATTTCTAATCTCGTTTGTCTTGCCATAAAATTAATTATACATTATATATTTGCGTTGTCAATCTCTAGTAGTTTACAAATTTCAATACTTTTTCTGTTGTACGCAGTTTGAGATACAGTTCCAAATCCTAATGAAAACCCTGTGTTGTCTTGTTTATGGTAAGGCAAGTAGTAGTGTAACTCATGTGTTGTTGCTACAGGACCAAATGCAATTACATCTACTCCTTGCTCTGCTAATGGTGTTTCACTAAGAAAGTCTTCGTATGATGCAATCTTAATTACTTTTATATTGTACTTGTGAACTATGTTACTTACTGCTTCAATGTTTTCAATATCATCTGGTAAAATTATACAAGATATAAATTCAGAAGATTCTTTGCAATGATCCTCTAGTGTATCTAAATCTATTTTATTGTCTGTAACATTTACTGCAAGACCTGTAGAATTAGAATTTGTTAAAGCATTTATTGTGTTCATATCAGCATTATTAACTGTAATAACACAATCCTTGTGTGCTTTCATTTGGTGTCTAAAGTATTCTCTTACAGTCATAATTGCTGTAAAAATATCATTGTGATCACTAGAGGACTGGAAAGTTATTTCATATAATCCTGTACGTGATAAAATACTATTTCTTAAATCTTTGACGTCAATATTTTTTTCTAAGTTATCATAAAAATAAGAAAAGGATAAATTTACTTCTGATTCTAATACTAGTCTGCTAGGTGATTGATGTAATGTTCCAAATACATTATTGCCAGTTGCGTTAGGAATAACTTTTATTCCATGCCATTTTAAATAAGATTTTAAAACATCTTCTAGAGTAGACTCGACTGATTCGTCAAGTGATAGAATAAATTTGTCTTCTTGTTTGAGTTCGTGTATTGCCTCCAGTAGATCATCTAATATATCTAAATTGATATATCTTCCATACCTGCTGTCCTCAATTTCACTATGTGTCCTATCTGCCATTGTTTGGTGTCTAATCCTTTCATTATACCGAGATACTTATTTCTTAGTAAACTAAATTGATTTGCAAGTTGTGTAAGATTAATTACATCATCGTCGCCATCAACATACTTGTCTGCATCTCTAGAGGTTAATTGTCTGTTGTAACTTTCTAAAAAGTTTCTAAAAACTCTACTGCGAGTTTTTCTTAATTGAATATTAATATGTTCTAGTATTGCTTCAATTTCTTGAAGTTGATTGAACCTGTGTTCTGTAATGCCAGGTAATGCGGCACTATTTCGCTCCACATTACCTTTGATATAACATTCTTTCTTTGCATCTTCTAACTCAGCATCAAAGTATTCTATTGCATCTACTATGTTGCTAAGATTGTCTGCTACTTTGTTATACCAGCCTGCCATTACTAATCCCAGTCCTCTTCGTCATCGTCATCGTCTTGATAGTCCACTTCAAAGTATTCCTCTATGGCTTGACGTAAGTGCTTATCGCATTCGTTTACACCTACTTCATCATAGTCAACCATTCCGTGTTCATCAAATACTCTAACTAAGTTAGCACAAACCTCGTCACGTTCTTTAACGTTTACTGAAGGTTTGACACATTCCCAGGTTTCAATAATTAATGCTAGATCTACTGTCATTCAATGTTCTCCTCATAGATTGATTCGTCAATGTCATCGTCAATGTCATCTTCTTCGACAATGCTAGTTTTAGGATTTTGACCCCATTCATCTATAATTACCTGAAGTTTATCTCCAGTCCAGCCTTTTCTGAACTCTTTGATTTCTTCTCCAGTAACAGGAGATACATAAGAAAGTTTATTACCAACTTTCTCAACAATGTTCTTAGACTCTAACATTTCTAACATACCACTG